CCATTCTCGGTGACTTGGTCTTGCTCCATGATGTGCGGTTATTTCCATTAAGTCTTGGCCCATCATATCAGCATTTGCAAGGCTCATATACCCTGTTATTTGATTCATTGCGGTAAGAACATTCATTCTAACCGCTGATTCTATATGATATCTTCTGCCACTTTCATAGTCTATACTTCTTAAGCCACTATCTCCTAATCTTTTGACTGCCGTTCTTAGCACTGTATTATAGTCAAACGCTCCTGTCCCTAGTTGAAATACTGCTTGGTCTATTGTATTCCTGTAAAAAGTTCTAAATGGCTCAAATTCCTTCCCTTTTGCAAAACCTAGGGTATTACTTAGGTTTCTCATTTCTCCTTTTGTTTGCTTTACTGTTGCATCTATAAAGTCAATCATTTTAGGGTTTTTGTCTAATGGAGGTAAGTCTTTACCACCTTTTTTATATCTTTTTCTATCGTCTGCATATGAATCTTCTGCTGCTTTATACAATAGCTTTTCTACTTCATCAGCTGCTAGATTGGTTTTTTTACTTATTTCTTTCTCTATTTCTTCTATGTCATATCCCATTCTAATTAGCATATCTATTTGATATCCTGCTGTTTCGGTTAATTCCATGTTGTCTTTAATTCTTCTTGATATGTCATGTAGTATTTCTTCTTCTAGCTGTAAAAACATATCTACTACATATTGAGGTTGATTTTGTAGATACTTAGGTGTTAGCATACAATCACCTACATTAATGTTTGTTATATAATTGTTCTTTTATTGATTCACTTAATTTTTCTGTCACTTCTTTTGTTTCGTCTATACAATTCAAGTGTATCGCAATTAATCCCATTACGTTTACTACAAATATTTCATCACAACTCTCATCTTGTAAGTAAATCAAATCTTCATCTTGATAAGAAGTAACTTTACCTTCCGTTTCAATTGTAAACTTCTCTTTTTCAGTATATACAGTTGTTTTATACATGCTTTTTCCTCCCCTCTATTCAAATCCATCATCTTCCCCTTCTCCCATTTCATCAGCCATATTGGGCATCATCTTTCTAGCTTGTTCTTCTTCTACTCCATAGGCTGCCATGATATATAATTCTGGTTTAATAAGTTGCGAGGCTACATCTCTAAACATCATGTCTAATTCAGTTTCTTTATCCATTGCTAAGGAGTCGTCAAAGTCAAAACTAATCTCGTATTCTCCATCTAATCCCTTGTCATCTAGTGTCGCCCATATATCCATAGCCTCTACTAAGTCTATTAGTGCATCTTTAAGGCTGTTTTGTATGTCTTGTACTGTTGAAAAGGTTCTTTGTTTGCTAGTTTTGATTTCTTCTGCTGTTTTTTCTACTAGCTGAACATCTGATATAGTTCCATAAGCTAAACCACAATTAAATTCTATTTTTTGTAGTAGTTTATTTAATCCATTAAATATTGATGTATCTCGTATCTCTGGTGAGTATTCTTTTATAAAGCCTTCTTCTCCATCCACTGCTACATATACATCTTCAAGTTCTATTTCTTGATTTCTTACCATTTCTCTATCAACATGTATTCTCTTTCTGCTTGCATCATATTCCCATAAAGCTAGGCTATACAGTTTGTCAGCCTCTTGTATTAGTTTTGTTGCGTTCTCGTATACTGATATGCCAAGTGGTGATTTAGTGTCAATTGTATTAGCTTTAGGTATTTTAAAATATGCGAACAGTTGTTTATCTACTCCTGGTAAAAAGGCCTCATCTTCTAAATTAGCCCATTCTTCAACGTTTTGCAATGGTATCCTATAGCCTAGTGTATCATCACCTGTTTCATTGCAAAAAGCCATGTTAATAATGTAATAACCTTCTCTAAGTAGGTCATGGTATTCTAACCTTGTATAAACTTTTTCACCTTTTCTAATTCTATCAAGGAATATAATTGCTGTAATATTGCCACTTGAATCAAACTTAACCGGTATAAAAGAATCTGCTTGTACAAAATCAACTGCTATATTGTTCCCTTCTAAATAAGGCTTAAATACCAACCCTCCTAAGGCACAGGCATATTCTGTTTGTATTCTTATATGTTTTATTGCATTTTGATATTGTTTGTTTAAGTATTCTGCTTTGCTACTTTCTTTTACCTCCCCTTTTTCTTCATCTTTTACTCCTGTTACTTCTGATTGAAGTTCCAGGGTAACTAACCTTGCAATTTCACTTGCTATTTCCGCGGGTATATTTTGTGATTGTACTTTTTTAGTTTTCCATGGTGGGTTATCGTGGTACATTTGTTTCCATTTATCTATTGCATTCATCATTTCAGTATTGATAGGTATTTCTATGCCCAGAGCATCTTCAATATCTTTTTTTGGAAACATCTTGCTTATCACCTGCCTTATAAAATCCTTAGCCCTCTCGAACATTTGTATCACCTACTCTCATTAGTTGCCTTGAGTATTTTTCTATGCTGTATTCAAAAGCATCTAGTGTATCTATGTCAGTTGTTCCATCATCAAGCCTTTCTATTTCTTGTTCGTTTTTATCGTTCCAAACTGCTTCTGATAGTGCGTCTTTAACTGTTGTTGCATCTTCTGTATAGTAGAACCTATTTTGCGCTATTAGTGCTTGTACTAGCCTTATCCTGTCATTTATAGGAGTTTTAAGGGAGTTTCTTATTGATAGTCTAGGGACTTCTATATCTCTTTTGCTTTTTAATCCTCTAATAAGTACTTGCTCTGCTGAATCTGGATATGCGGTATCTGCTCTACCAAACACCTTTATTACTTTCTTTACAAATTTTATAAATAAGTTTGCTAGCTCGTTCGGGTCTACATCTGTTTTGTGTCTTTCACTCATCAATACTATTACTTCTTTGTAATCTCTTGTAATTCCACTTGCTACAAAGGTATGTTTTGATTTGTTCCCTCCAAAATCTACTCCTATAAGGATATGCTCGTATAATCTTCTTTTGGCTTGCTTTGTTGGCATATAATGTTTCTTAGGATTGTCTGCAAATTGTCTGTATATGAGTCCTTCTGCTATCATTCTCTTGCCTAGAATATCCCTTTGATACCATACGGATTCTGGGTCATATTGCGAAATTATTTCTTGTACTCTTTCCTCAGTAAGATTAATATTGTCAAATATAGTAAAGTTGTCATAATTACAACCGCCTACTAATTCCCCTACATCATGCTTTTTTCTATACAAATCAATGTAATCTGTATATATCCAATGGCTAGGTTTGCTAGGGTTTAAATCCCAAAATATCTTCCTATTTTCAGCCATTAGTTGCCTGTTGAAGGCCTCTTTTATGGTGTTATCATGGTGGAGGTTAATCTCTGTTGCTATCCACATGCCATAGGAGTTACCTCTTATTTTTTTAAAACTATCTGCTTTAGCTCCACCAGCGAATATTACAACTTTTTCTCCTATTATGCTTGTTACATATAGACATTCGTTCCCTTTAAACTTTCCCCATCTACACCTACCACGGAATATGTGTTCTAGCCCAAAGCCGTTACTTTCTCCTATGTTTAACTTGGCATTTGCTGCGGTACTACCTGTTGCTAGATGTAATTTATCTGGTGTTCTATCTAACTCCATAGCAAAGGCAAATACATTGTCTATCGTTTTACCTGCCCTTACTGCTCCTTCTGCTATGTTTATTGTGTTATCCCTACATTTCCTTATATATTTCTTATGTTTGCTGCCAAAGCCCCAGTCTATCGTCTGTTTCTTTTTAATTGCTGTCAATGTCATCACCGTATATTTCTTTGTAGATGTTAGATAAGTCTTCTATTTCTTCACTTACTCCTAGTATCCTGTTTGTATCAGCTTTGAGTTTTTCTATTTGGGCTTTTAGTTTTTCTTTAGATAAACCTTCATCTTGTTCTAGTTTGTGTTTAGTTTCTATGAGTTTTATTTTAGTGTTTTGCACTCTTGTTAGGGCTTCTTCTATATTTTGTATCTTAGATAGAGTTTCTTCTTGTACTACTAACTCTACTTCTTCTCCTTTATCAATTCCAGTCGTATAGCTAGTAGTAGACAGTTCTTTATCTTTTAGTTTTTTAATTCGTTTTAGCATACGTCTTTCTCTAATTTCAGTTAGCTTTATTTCGTTGTTGATTTGTTTTATTTTATCTAGTGTTATTTTATTTATTAGGTTTTTTTCGTCTTCTTCTAGGGTATCATTCCATATAACTTCATGTTCTCCTGTAGTCACTGCGTTTTTATTTTTCTTTGGAGCGCCTCCTCTTGCTCCATGGTAATAGCATACATCATATCCTTTTACCGCCCAATTACCACATCTTTCGCCTTTTCTGTTTGTAGCCGTGCAACGTTTTTTGTTTGGGTTTCTCGCCATTACATGCCCACCACCTGCCTATTTCTTTTCCCAAGTCCATGGGGTTGTATTTGTAAAATAATGTTAGTCACAAAGGTTTAGTTTTGTGCAATTAGATTTATAGATAAAAATAACACTTTTTATAAGTGTTTATTGCTTATCTTTTCATTTTATACTTTCGCTATTT